CCGAGGCCCGCCCGCGAGGGAGGCTCGGTAGCACGCGCGTCATCGTCGTTCTCCGCCGCGCGTGTTTTCGATTTCATGCGCCGTTCATCCGATGCTTGTCATAAGCGCGGCGCAGATCGCGGATCGTTATAGCCACAGCTTGAATTTCCTACGATATGTCAATGCGCGCCAACTATTCCATCGCAACTTCCTCTCAGCCAATGCTTCAGGTGTCCGGCTCGCATTCCAGAAGTCCGGAGGACCATATCCATATGCTTTCAGCACCCTGTTGATCGCGGGCTGATCGACGCCGAGTTCTTTTGCCACCATCCATGGATGAATGCCATCGTTGAAAATTCTATTAATAATTGATTGGTTGTATTCCTCTTCTGGAGTTTCCGGCTCGAATTGTTCCGTCAGCATGGTGTCTGACCAATTGAACCATTCTCCTTTAATTTTGAACTCCTCGAACCTACGATGGGCTTCACGTTCAGTTCGAAGAAAACCATCAATGACACGAACAACGCTTAGTCGTAGCCTACAGGTATAACTCACACTTCTTACCCTGATATCGACATTCCTGCTGGCTCCGATCTTGACCAGATTTTGTTGTTCAGCCTTGGCTATATAAACTGACATCAAATCAACCCCACCAGTTCCCGATCAAGCCGTGATGGGTCGCTGACCAGGCCGACATGCTGACCGGCCTTCTTCGCCTCGTGGCAGACCTTATAGAGAGTGAATGCCATGCGGATCACGGTGGTCATGCTCGTGCCGGTCTCTCGCGCGACACGCTGGATATCAGCCTGAAAGCTGGGTGATATGTCCATGCTGAGGCGGGTTTTTGGTTCCATGAGACACACCCTACACGCTAGAAAATGTGCCGTCAATACACATTTTCATGTTGCATCCCCCAACACCCCGTGCCATCCTACCGCCAGATATAAGGAGCCAACCGATGCCCGAGTACCTGTTCCGAGGGACCGTGACGAGCGGTAATGTGACGTTCCGCGTCTAGGCGGCCAACCCGACCGAGGCTAAGGACAAGGCCAGACGCGGATTGTGGGAAGACTACGATGACAGCGCGGCCGAAAACCTGGACTGCGAACTCGATCTGTCCACCATCGAACTGAACGAGTAGATCATGCCCACCGAAACCGCCCCCCGCTTCGCCATCCGCGACCTGAGCGTGTTGCAGTTCGCCAACGGATTCACTCTATGGGCATACAAAGCCGGCGACGCTTCGCTGAGTGCCATCACCGCGCCGGGTTTCTTCGGTGACGCGCGCGACATGATGCGCCCCGGCGACCATGTTCACGTGTCCGGTACCCGCGGCGGCGCGGTGCTGTATGTCGTATCGTCCAACGACGACGCTATCCGAGTTCTCGTCATGTGCGCGGCACCGGTCGATGCGGGAGGGTTCTGGTGATGCAGACACTCGACAAACACGATGTGAAGCAAATCTTTCGCTGCCTTGATCAGATCAAAGACCTTTGCGACTACATGCGGCACAATCATTTGGATGCGCCCTATGATACGGTCTATCGCGCGGTCGGTGGCGAAGGCTTCATCCGCGAGTTGCTGCTGGAGAAGATTGTCGCTGACATTCAGATCGAGGCGCCGGAACCTTTGCCAGTCGAGTCGTTTTGATGACCGGCGGTGCCGAACTGCGCGAGATGGCGGGTGTTCTGACCTTATTGCACTGGAACTCGCCATTCAGTCTGCGCCAGATTGAGCGCCTCCGCGAACTCGCGCATGAGTTCGACCGCATGGAGGCGGAACTTAACAGGCGCTACCAGGAAGAGCGCGAGGCGCACGCGGCGATGGAGGGATTGAAAACATGACCGACTTCAACGCACCATGGGAATACGACGACACCCTTCGCGCCATCTTCGACGCTGACGGCACCTCGGTCGCGTTCCTGCCGACGAGCCAGCGCGATCCGGCGCGGGCGCGGTTGCTGTTGGCCGCGCCGCGGTTGTTGAAGGCATTACAAATGCTGGAAGACGCCGAAAATGCGAACGCGAATTGCACTGAGTGCGATGGCGCGGGCGTTCCGGAATTGTGTCCGGTCTGCTTTCCATTGTTTGATGATGCGCGTCTGACACGCCGCGCGCTGATCGCGGAAATTGAGGGAGGCGGAACATGACCCTACGCCGCCTCTCCGCCCGCCGGCACACCCCGTTCGGTTGGGTCGAGATCCCGTCGCCGCAGGTCTTTAGGTGGTGGGATCATTGGCCGCTGTATATCGGCTTGACCTTGGTGTGCCTCGGAGGAATAGGCATCGGGATCGGTCTCGCGCGGTTGTGGCCATGAGCAATGTGACCCGCGTCCTCGCCATTCTCGCCCCGCTCCTGACTGGCGCGGCTACTTTGGCACAAGGATCGTCGCCTGGAACTGGCGCGTCGCCGGTACCCATGGTCGTCATCCCGACTTGCGAAAACAATGCGGCCTGCAAGGAAGCACCAAAATCGTTCACCTACGATCTGCCGTGCGGCGGAACGGTGACGTTCACGATCATTCCAGGCGGAGGGACAGGGCGGTGAAAACCGGCGCGAAGATAGTCGCGGATATCGAGAACTGGCCGGTAGCCACTTTGGAGCGTAGTGAATTGTGCGATAAGCACTGGCCCACGATCCGCGCCGCGCTGCTGGCCTACGAGCCGCCGAAGACGGCGCTACGGACGATTGTGGATGCAGTTGAGGCTTACCAAAGTGGTGCGTCCGTCGTGACTCTTTGCTTCACAGTAGAAGAAGTCGCCGTCGCCCGCGCGGAACTGGATGAACTGGAGAAAAAATGAAGCGCCTGTTCTGGCTCGGCGTCGCGATGGAAGCCTATGATGCGACCGGACACATGTTGTCGGCCCTGATACGACTTACCGGCAGCGTGCCCTTATGGTGGTTCGCGTACTACTACACGGCCCCGCTTCCGACCATCGCCGGTCTGGAATGGGACATCTTCTGGTCCTGCTGGCACGCCACCGCCGTTGGGTTGATCATCGTTGGGTACTTCGCCGCATCGCGCGGAACTGGAACGCAAGTGAGCACGCCGGTTCGATTCCGGCCCGCGTCTCCATCCTGAACGAACCAGAAGGGAAGTAACATGCCGTTCGACAACACGACTTACCCAGAGACAGAAACCCAGACCGAGCGCGACCTCCGCATCCTCCGCGCCGCGCGTGAGGGCATCAGCAAGCCGGGAGGGTGGTGTCGCCATATGGTGACGATACCTGGGGAACTTGCTCGTCATTGCGCGGTCGGTTGGATTGGGGCGGCCGTCGGGTCATTTGAGGATGAGACGTTGGCCTATGCTCAATCCTTGTTGGAACGCGACCTGCCGAAGCCTTACAAGGTGGTCACGACCTACAATGACAACATAGTGAATCAATCCACTGTGGTCCGTCTCTTCGACCGCGCCATCGCCCGCCTGGAACGCGAGCGCGACGCCTGATAGCCGCGCACGAAAAAGCCCGCTAACCATTCCATAGGAGAGCGGGCCTTTAAGCGCCGGGGCAATAACTAAGCGGCGACACCATGCCACCGCCGTCCGGTCGCGTCAAGGCGCGGGAGGCGTAGCCGGTGCGGGGTTGAGCGCCGCCTGCAACGCCGTGGTGGCAGCCTGAACGGCAGTGGTGTTGCCCTCAAGGGTTGCCAGGTCTGCCGCCGTAACCGGGCTACCGGCCGCGATCTGATCCTTCAACGCCTGGATGGCGGCAGCATTAGCCGCGAGACCATCACTGACTTCAGTGGCAAGCGCCTGAACGGCCGCGCTCTGAGCCGCGAGGTCGGATTGGAGAGTAGCGGACATAGTTTTCAACTCCTCGATTAAGGTGTGATCGTAGTCGAGTTTCGCGTGCGCGGCGTGCAGTTCCCGGTGAACCTGATCGAGTTCCGCCTTGATCGCGGCGACCACGCGGGCCACGAAGCGGTCGTCTCTGTCATGCTCGCGATCGGGCTGGCGGCTCATGGTGCCTTATCGCACACGGCGCGTGGCGGGAACAGGGACGGGAACTACTCAGGCGGGTCAGGAAGCGGCATCCAGTGCGTTGCTCGAACTTCCATGGGATATGCCAGGCGCCCAACCTCATGGTGCCCTTTCGCGATATCCGCCAACAATGGCGAAGGTGGCACCCATAGCAGCAAATCCACGCCTCGCGGCGCCGTCTCTATAGGTTTCCACATGCGAGCGATCTGATCCCGCATGTCCAGCATCCGGCATCCCCGCTGGCGCAGCAGCGCGGCGAGGTCTTCTTCACTCATGCGCCAGGGTCTCAAGCCACCGCCACACGTCGGCCGCCGGCTCGACCTCCCCAAAGTCCACGCTGTTATTCAACCGCCGCACCACGTCCAGGAACGCGGCGATGGCGGCGGGAGAGGGTTGCCCCGGATAAGTGACCTTTCCAGTCAGGATGGGTGATCCTGTTATTGTGCGAATCATCACGTCCGACGTTGGCTCAGGGTTCCGCATGGCGCGTTGCTGTAACCCCTGTTGGACCTCGTTCACGGCCTGCTGCCCCGCCAACCGGAACGTCGGATCGTTCCAATCCCAAGGTGTTGTGCGCATGTCAGTCATCTCCCTGCTCTGTTTCTTGTTCCGTGACCGGAGGATAACCAGATTCGACGTGATCAAGCCAGAACGGTATCGCCCGGTTCAGCGCCTCGGCGCGGCTTCCAAGGCCAAGCCGGTCCACCGCCACGTCCAGCCGCCGCATGACCGGATTCGGGATTTTGGCCTGGATGTTTTCGGTGCGGGGACCGCGCGAGTGGGCCATGAGTCAGGCTAAATCCTGTGAGGCGATCTGGCACAGGAAATCGCACGCGGGCGCCAATGGATTGAGCGTCGGCCAGTTCGCCGGTATCTCGTCAATGAATATCCGCTCGTTGGCGATCCGCGTCAGTCGCGCACCAAGCCGCCGCGAGAGTTCCGCCATGCGCGAGAACTGAGCGGGGAAGTGCAGACGCATCGCGGACCAGTAATCCGGCGACGTGGCCTTGCCGCACGGGAGGCAGTTATTATTTTGGAAACCTAACGAATACATCACGGGCAGCGCGATCCCCGCGCCCTGAACCATCGCGAGACAGGCCGCCTTGTCCAGTCCCGCCGTGATCAGCGGGTTCTCGATGGTCAGTTCGTGGAACACCTTCGCGAGCCGTTCGGCGCGGGTCTGATCGGTCGCATCGCAGGTGTAGCCAAAGATGTGAATATCATCGGCATACTGAAACGCATGACGCGGCGCGACTTTGAGAATGCCAGTGCAAGGTGCTCCGTCTGGCCCGGCTATGAACCGGCGCCGCTCCCATACGTCCCAGGTGTCCTCATACTCATCTGAGTGCAGTCGGATCACGGATACGCCCCACCAGCGTTCGCAGTCGCGTAGGAAGCGTTCGTTGTCGGGATGCTCGGCGCGGGTTTCGCAGTAGGCCACCACGCCGCCGGGGTGGCCGCGCAGATCGAGCGCGATGGCAACCGCGCTAGCGGCACCGCAGCCGAACCAGCGGATGCGGCGTCGTTCCATCAATGCCCCTTTGTTGAACATCAGTCATCAACCTCAACGATCGTGGTTGTCAGGACTACCAGTTCTGCCTCTATCTGTTCAGCGCGCCGCATCAGAATGTTGGCTTCGCAACGAAGACTGTTGATCGTTGCCCGTCTATCCTGGAGGTATTCAGGCAGGTTCATATTATCCCATTTGAACTTATATGTCTGATCACCCACCAGTGTCCTCCTGTTTGCGTCAGGAGCGGTGATCGGGTATACCTATGGGCAGGGTTCCCGAAACCGCTTCCTCGGTTTCAGCGCGTGGCCGGGGTTCAGAGCCCGGCCCGCGCACCCTGCCACTTTCCCACACCGTCACGGCCTTGGCAACCGCGCGAGCCATCCCGCGAGCCACGCCGTCGCCACAGACACGGCGGCGACCAGGCCTATGACGAGCAGAGCCTCGATCATGGCGCCATATCGGCCTCCACCAGAAGGCGTCCCAGGCGCCGCTCCATGTCGGCTCGGCAGAGAACCCCGGCACCGCCCGTCTCACCCGTGATGCTCAACCATACATCGTCGCGAATCATCGTGGGATACTCCTTTAACCCGTTGGCGCCTGTGTCGCGCTGGCAGTCCATGCAACGGATGCGACTGAGTTTGCTCACCCCGCGAGCCACCACGCCACGGCGATGATCCCGCCCCACACGACGGCCAGCGCGGCGATGATCGTGAGCCACACCCGGACGATCTCACGGTCCAGCGGCATCACGGATCGTTCGCCTTGGGCGCTTGCTGCGCCTTGCGGAGCGCGTCGATGGCGTCCTTGGCATTGTCCTGGTCTTGCCGCGTCGCCCTTCCGTCGCGGTCGATCATTCGTTGCGTTGATTTGTGCGCTGCCCGCTCGGCCCGGTAAATCTCGCGGATCTGATCGGCGGTCGCACCGGGGTATCCAGCCGAGTCGGGCACGTTTCGTTCTTCCTCGCGGTAGGCTTTCACCGCCCTGCCCGCCCTGGACTTTGGCGGGGCCACGTCGGGCGCCCGCAGGATGATGATGCGCTGCACAATCGGCGGCGTCGGCGCGATGGCGAGCGGCGCGGGCTTCGGGGCGCAGCGCGTCAGGACCGTCGCGACCATCAGCAGCGCGATCGCGGCCAGCGTCTCGACAACCCTGCGGCCTGAATGGTCGATCATCGCCCCCTCGGCACCAGTGGCAACGGCACGCTATGCCCCTCCAACCCTTTCACCCGCTCATCCAGCCGCGCCCGCGCCTCGCTCGCCAGCGCATCTGCCTGATCCAGCGCCCGCCGCGTCTCAGCGACGATCCGCACGTTGTTGTCCATCGCCGCCCGGATGTCGTTCATCCGCTTGTCCGCCTGGACGATGTTCTCCTGCAGGCGTTTGATGTCTTCCTCGGCCACATCCAGGTCTTTCCGAAGTGTCTCGATCTTCGGCTCAAGATGAACCTCGATTTTCGTCTCGACCCGATCCACCTTGCCGGCGATGCCGTTGACCGAGGCATACCATAGAGTCACGGTCACTATGCCGCCGAAGATCGCGGACGCGCCGGCCATGATCGCCAGGGCGAGGCCAAGGTTGACCCGTATCCAGAGCGCGAGGGAGAACCGCGGCGGCTCGTAGGGGTGTTCATCGACAATGACCCGGCGCTCCACTCACGCCCGCACCAACAGCCACACCAGCATCGCGGCCATGGCAACCAACGCGACCGGAAGCCATCGGATGTAGTTCATCGCCGGCCCGGCAGGCCGATGCCGCCTATGCAACCGAGTAGGTCAAAGCACAATACAATCAGCCAGATTATGACCACCGCCGCGATCAACAGGTTCACGATCCGCATGGGAACGGACATATCGAACCCAAGAAGGCCCAATATCCAAGGCACAAGGAGCCGCAGGATACCGACCACCACGGCGACAATCACGATTTGGATGAGTAAATTCTCTATGAAGGAAAGTGAAAAGCACATTGCCTCGGGTCCTTTCAGTGCGGATGAGCCTCGCCGCGTTCCATTTGAAAATCGTGCTCGTCATGCACACTGACCTGCTTGATCAGCATGTCCAACCGCGCATCCGTCCGCGCGTGCGCGGCCATCAGTTCCGCGTGGGCCTGCGTCACCGCCGCCTCGCGCCTCGCGACCTGTTCGAGGCGACCGGTCAGGTTTTCGATGTGGCCGTTGATCTCGGCATCACGCACGCTGCCAAACGCGATCTTCGCCTGCATGTCCGCGATTATGCGCTCGTATATGTCATACCGATCTTTCATGACGCGCGCCGGCAACAACTCGTCCCGGCTCTTCAGGTCAGCGGTAATCTCGGTAATCCGGTCCTGACGGTTCCATTGCTGACCCAAATTAAACGCCGCCGCCAGCGCCGCCAAAAAGACCGTCGCGACAATCGCCCAGTTGACCGCCGGATGCCAGGAACCGTCCTCGCGCGTCAACAGACCACGCCTCGCGCGCCGTTCCGGCCCCTCATAAGTGGGACGGTCGTTACCGGACATTTAACGGCGGTTTCACGAACTCGCGCCGGGCGAGTTTGGGCGTGGAGTGTTTGGGACCGGGTATCACCCGGGCGGATGGGTCCAGCCCATCATTGGACCTCGATCGAGTCGATCCGTGCGCTCGCGTGCCACACGTCCGTCGTATTCGCCGTTGGTGGCGCGAACGTCAGCGACAGGCACCCGTTCGTGATATCCGCCGTCGCCGCTACCGCCGCGCCCGTCACCGTGCCGCGCGTCAGAATGATCGGCGTGCCCAAAGTCACCGCCGTCGAGGCGACACCCGTATCCCGAACCATCATGTTGTTGGGCACATACCAATCGTAGTCTTGCCCCGGCGTCGTGAAATTCCGCGCGTGCAGCCTGACCCCAAACCCGAACGCGGTGTTGTTTGGAATATCGAGGCAGTTCGTGGCTCCCGCCGCCGCGCCACCTGACGTGAGCCGGAATGCCGCCGCCGTGGAACCGCTGCCGAACATCACGGCGTTGCTCCATTGCGAATCCCCGCTTGCGCCGATCTGCCCGTTCGCCATGACCAGAATGCCGGTCCTCCCCCTGTCCGCCGAACTCTTCCCGCCTGGCGATACGGAGAACTGCCCAGACAGCGCGTTGAGCGTGCCGCCGGAAACCGTCGCGGACAGGCCCGCCGCCGTGTTGGACGAACCAAATGCCACGGCACCACTGGCCGATGCGGTCTGCGAAGTGTTCCCGCGTGTCAGTTGCCCATCGAACGAGTTCGCCCCGGTCACCACGCCGGTCCCTGGCGCCACCGTCGCCGATAAAGTGCCCAGCGTGGAAACGCCATTCTTGTAGAACAGCGACTGCGGCAGGCGCGTCGAAGTCCCATCGACTACCCACGTCCAGCCCCACTCCTGCCCGTTGCCGTCGATGGTGATCCCGGTGTCCACCATGCCCGCCGGTCCAATGGTCACGTTGGTATCGGCTGTCGTGTTGGTCTGTAGGTGAAAGCTGCTTTGACGTCCGGCGTCGATACAAAGCCCCTTGCCCACGCCAGGACCAGGACCGAAGATGCCGCCGCTGACCACGATCCCGAACGGCTTGGACGGGGCATCCTGCGAGGTCATGCGGAACGCACAGAATCCCGTGTAGGGATTGCTCAGTTGCATCTGCGAGATGTCGATGTCGTGGATCGCGCCGCCGATCGAGGTTGTTGAGCCAATGGTCATCAGGTCGGCCAGCACGCTATCCGGATTGCCCTCGGTGCCCTCGATGCGAAGCCCGACGATCTTGTAGTTGCTGATCCCCGTCGTGGCGTCGTTTCGGATAACGAGTCCAGGGCCGTGCGGGCCGTAGATATTGATCGCCTGCATGTTCATCGGGTTGCCGCCAATGGCGCCGACCGAATGGAACTCGATGGCGGGGATCGTCGTGTCGCCGGAACTCGCGCAATGAATATTATTCAGCACGCCCTCGCGAACGAACCCATTACCTGGCACGTTCTTCGGTGTGCCGAACGAAATGCAGCCGCCCTTGACGAACAGCATGGAGACGTTTTCAAGCACCGGCTCATCCGTGCGATCGTAGAAGTGCAGCGCGTATTGCGCGGCCACCGCCGTCCGATTGCCGACGATGCCGATGTTCTTGACTGTTGGACCCGTGAAGCTGGTGTTCACGTTCAAGGTATTCGGGGCACCCGTCGATCCGTCTCCCCAGGCCTCGGACCAGGAGAACAGATCACCCGTGTAGGTGCTGTCCATGATGACCCAGGACTTGTATTCACCGTCGCCGAGGACGCCACCGCTCGTGCGCGTCGTAAACTGCGGGAGCGCGCCGTTCGTGCCTTTGATCCGGTATTCGCCGGGCGGGATGTAGAGGATGTTTGGCGTGGTCCCGACCGCGTTGAGCGTGTTGACTCGTGCGATGGCGGCGGCGAAGGCGTTGCGATCATCGGTCACGTTGTCGCCAACGGCGCCGTAGTCGCGGACATTGATGCGCTCGGCGAAGCGGGCCGCGTCAGTGCGGGCCGTCGTGGAACCCGTCGCCGTGGAGGTCGCGGCACTGGTATCGCCGGTCAGTGAACCCGCTGACAGTGTCGTGAAAGCGCCATTCACGGCGGTAAATGATGTAAAGTTCCCTGTATTCGGAATAGTGCCGCCAATCGGCCCAGGCGACGACAGGTCAACCGCTCCTCCGGCACTCAAATCCAACTTTCCGGCGAACGCGGCATTAAGTTCCGCGGCACTTGGCCGATATCCCGTTGGCCAGTTAGGCGCCGATTGCGGCCATGCTACCATCGGAAGTAATACGGCGACACACGCCAGGAGCCATTGTCTCATAATGCCGTCACCGCCCTGAGTTCCGGCACCTGAAACGCCCTTGGATAGTAGCGTATCCGCTGGTCCACGCCATCCTGTGCCGCCGACCTGACGACGCCAAACTTGATCAGAGTGAACGTCGGGATGGCGGTCAAAGTAGAAAAAACAACTGGCCCACCGTTCAGAGACACAGATATGACCTTCGTCGCGGCGACATAAGTCATTCCCAATTTTTGCTTTATGTTCGCGCTGATCGATCCTGTCGCGTTGAACTGGCCGGAGTTCACGTTGGCGACAAACGAAAACATGGTGATGCCGGCATTGGCGATACGGGATACCAGGGTGTTACTGACATCGGTTTGCAGATTCGGCAGATCGACGGTCGTGTTGATTTGCCGCTGCATGAAGTCCACGATCAGCGTGCCTTCCACGGCATTGAACCACGCGCCCGTGGGAAGTGTGCCGCTGTCCACCGCGCGTGTCGCCGCTCCCGCCGTGGTTGGAATGTAGCTTGTCGGATAGGCCGATTTTTCCAGTTGGAACCTTGTCAGCGATCCAGCGACCGTCACGATGAAAGTCCCCGCCACGGTCACTGTGAACACGTTCGGCACACCCGCCGACGCCACGCCAAGCCCTGTCGCCGTCCCCGTTCCCGCGCTCGATGTCGCCGTTCCGGTGCCAATGGTCCAGAGCGTGTATGTCCCGGTCGTGAGTGATCCCGTTGTCTGCGTGACCGCGACACCGCTGTTCAGCAGGAAGTTGGTTCCGGCGTTCTCTTGCAACAACCCGGTTGTCGTGTTGATGCGCGGGGCGTTGGCGAGGAACGTGTTAAAGCCACTCCCGGCCGCGTCGGTGTAAAGCCCGTCCGTCGCGGTGTTGTTGGCTCGCGTCCACGTCACCGAGGCGTCCAGCGTGGCGGACAGGAGGTTCAGGTCCAGGGAGGGAGGATTGCCCGGCACACCAGCCCATTGTGGCCCCGGCTTGAACTTCTGTAGGCCCGTGGGGCCGCCAGTGGGAACGGGTTGCGCGAAGGCGCTCGGTGCCAGGAGAGAGGCACCAGCGGTCAGCAGGGCGCGGCGACGATTCACTTCAAGCCGTATCCGCTGAACGGGTGCGCCGAGTCTGAGGAAACTACCGAAACGGCTCCGGCCGCTGGTGTCACGACATAAGCTGCGCCGGGCACGATACACGTCGTATCTCCACTCGATGTTGTCCCAGTCGCCGCGCCAATCTCATTTATACATAGATTCACGGTGGCGGATGGCGGGTTTTGGAGCCACCCACCAGCCGCGCGATTGCCCGCCGCGATGGCGGTAACGGCGGCGGCACCAGTCGTCACGGTTTTTACGTCTAATGTAACAATCGTGAGCGCCGCCGGTTTCGTCGCGATGGTTCCGAGTGCGCCGCCGGTCACACAGATATGCCCCGTCGTATCCATATAGCCGTTCATCCCTGACCCGACGCCGCCGGAGTTGTTGATCGTGTCGCACGAAGCGACCACCTGATACGGCTGCGCCTGAGCCGCGAGCGGCAAGAGAAGCCCAATGGCGAGAAGAAGGCGCTTCATTGTCACGCTCCCGTAAATATAACGTAGTTGAGCACCAACGCGGGCGGTACGTTCTGCGAGTTTCCGCTTTCCGCCGAGTTCACCGTGAGCCCGGTCGCCGCGCTGGCGATACCGATCCCGGTGCCAACCAATCCAGTGGTTATGCCGGTTGTGGCCGATCCGGTTTGAGCGGTTCCGACCTGAGTGAAAAAAGCATTCACGCCAAAAGTGCCTTGTGAGGCGGAATCGGCGGCCGTGCTTTCCGTGTGCGTGTGCCCAGGATCGTTGATGGGGTGATTGTGCGTCGGATCAGTGACGCCATGCACGTGCGTCGGATCGGTGGTCGTGTGCCCATGCGCCTGCGCGAGTTGATCGCCACCCGACGCACCGAGGAAATTCGCGGCGATGCCTGAACCGCCGACCGTGAGCCTGTTCGCGGCCGAACCGCTCATATCGTCCTTGCCGAACGGCGCGCGGCCTCGCATGTCCGGCAACGTGTAAGTGGTCGATCCATCACCGGTTCCGAATGCCCATCCTCCCACGGCGTTCGCCGAAACCCAGAGTGGGTCCGTCCGCGGTCTTGTTTGCCCGGCGCAAACATACCACCCAGGCATCAGTGAAGGTAATGCGCCTTCGCCCAACGCCGTCGTTCGAACTTCTCCGAGATAAGCCCCCGATGGAATAATGGTCGAACCGCCCGCGCCCTTGATCTGGCCAACCGTCAGATAGTCGGTGTTGGCCACGCCGGGCGATGCGCCAGTGTGATGAAAACCGTTCATCGGCAGGTTTCCGGTCGCTGAACCCTGGCCATCGCGAGTCAATACGTTGCCGAAGCCGTTTGTTGTAATATCCGAAGTGTCGGTATCGGTTCTTGAGGCAGTAATATTGATGCCCGCCGCAGCGTCGGCGACCCACGAATATACCCGAGTAAAGACGCCTGAGCCGTTCCAGGGCAAATCAAATACTCCTTGCGCGTGGCGCCGAGGCGGCGGATTGTGAGGTCATCAAACGGAGACTTATCATTCCGATCTTCATCCCCGTCTTCATTGTCCTGTTCATCCTGATCCCCGTCCTGCTGACAAAGATGGCCGGCGATCTTCTGGGCATCCGAGATCGATCCTGGCGCGTGGCTCTGTTCCTGGCGATCATGGTGTTGAACTGGCAGATGTGGCAGGCGCCGAAAGACGCGGGCCAGGCAAGAGTGTATTCGGCTGATTACCGATCACGGGCGCCATGAAGGCGCGGGTCAACATCGACGGCGACTGTCCGGCCATCGGTATTTTATTGCCGTAAAGCGCGGCCAGCCATGGATTGAGGGCGGACACCTGCGCGGCCCGTCCCAGAATGTCTGGTGCGCCAACTCCAAGCAAACCCCCAGCGACGGCTCCCGGAACGCCGGCCAACTCATGCCCCTGACGTGCCAGTTCCACACCCGCCATGACGCGACCTAGGCCGCGGGCCGTATGCGTCGCTGTCGGAGAGTTGGCCAGATCCTTCGCCGCTGGCGCCATGGCGTTTCCGGTCGCCGCGAGGTCTTCCACCTGCTGCTTTACCGCTGGATTGCCGAACAAGACGCTTTGCGCCTCGGGCGAGTATGCTGGTCGCCGCCCGATCAATGCCGTGGCCAATGATGTCGGGCTTTGTGTCTCGCCCGCCGGATTGAGCAACGCGAACGAGCGCAGGTTGCCGGCGGCGGACGGCAAATGGGTCGTCACACCTTCCAGGCGCGTGCCGCCAAGTCGAGCCTGCGCCATGGCGAACCGCGTCGCTTCCTCTGGCGACTTCGCCTGAAGCACGGGCGCCACGTAATTATCCAGAATGTCGTGGCCGGTGCGCGTAATATCGCTTGCCTGCCGGAACGCCGCCTCGGCGTGTGGTCCGGCTGCTTTCGCCTCGCCCTCGATATCATTCGTCAGACCACTGTAAAGTTGTTTGATCGCGGCCTTGCCCATTCCCTCGATCGGTTGCGGGTCTTCCAGCATCTGTCCCAAACTGGTCCGGATGGAATGGACTGCCTGAGACGACAGGGTTCCAGTCGGCGTGAGGTCTTTGCCGAGCGCCGTTTTCAGGCTGGCAGCAAGCTGCGGCTGAAGCACCTTGGCGAGATTATCCGCGCCGCCGTAATTCTGAAGCACGGTATCGAGAGACTGCTTGAACCCTGGCACCGGAACCGCCGTCGATTCCGGCACAAGCGTCCGGTAAAGGCCCCATCGCGCGGCCTGTTGGTTCTTGAACTGATCAAGCCAGTTAGTCGCTGCCCCCTGGAGCGATGTTCCAGCTTCTTGCGCCGTGGTCGCTGGGCCGAGCGAGCCGGCGATGCCGTTCAATTTATCCTGCCAGGAGTTGATCAGGTTCTCACGAGCCGCGCCGACCGCGCCCTCGCTTCCCGGCATCCTCGCCGCGAACTTTTCCGCGAACAGCAAACCGGGTTGACCGGTTGTCGTGCCGGTCAGGTTCGTCGGCAGGTCTAGCCGCTTGAACGCGCCGTAGGGTTCTGTCGGCGTGCCGCCGCCCGCCAGTCCCGCGACACGTTGCGGTGCATTCATTAGCGCGTTGCCCATGGCGGCGCCCGGAATCGCACCAAGCAAGCCAGCCACGATGGGATGGTTGGGAAACGTCTCCGCGGCTTGCCCACCGGTCGCACTCGCACCCGCCAAAGCAGGTAACGATGCCAGAGCCGCGCGCGGGCCAGATATCGCCAATTGCGCCGGGCCACCGGACATCACGCCGCCAAGCACGTCCATGCCACGGCGGCCAAGCCATGTTGACGGTTGATATTCCGTGCCGCCTGTCGTGTTGAATGCCAGGGTTTTCGCGGTCTGATAGTCTGGGAACAATGGCGCTGGACTACCAGGCGCCTTGATGGACTCAATCGCTGATTGCACGCCCGGGTTCTTACCAACAAGGCCACCAAGCCAATCGATGCCCTGCGCCGCGGTGTTCGGTAAGGAGAGATAGCCGGCAATCGCGTTCGCCGCGCCCGTTCCAACCTGTCGCGGGATATCGACCGTCAAATCGCCAGTTGGTCCGGCGACGGGATGCTGTGGCGCGAATGGATCATGCTCAACGGGAACAAGCGCCGCTTGTGGCACGGCGAATGGATCATGATCGATTGGGATAAGATCAGCCACCGGGCTTCACCTGCAAATATTTCCCAGGTCGTGCCGGATCTGGAACATACCAGTTCTTGTCTGGCGCGAGCCGAGCGCCTGGAACCGGCGGTTGAGGACCGGTCTGCGGCGATCCCTTCGGCATTTCTGGCGCTGGACCTTGGCCCGCTGGTTGCTTCATTTCCTGCGAAAGCGGGTCATAGATCGGCGCGAAGGCTCCTTTCTCTTTGTAAAACTGTGCCTGCCACCCAGGAGGCAACATCCCGGTATCTGGATTGACATTGTGCATGGCGTGCATCGCCATGTCGCGATTGTAGGTGAACTGAGATCGTGCCCATCCAAGGACGCGCTCAATGGCGTTCGGATCGGTCGCGATGCCAGGTTGCGTGTGGATGAAATGTTCGATCTTAGCGTCAGTAATCGCGCTATCCTTACCGATCGCGTTTTGGAGGATCGTGCCTGCCACGACGCCAAGCGTCTTTTGCGCCGATTGGATGTTGCCGACCGCGTTTGGATCGATACCAAGTGTGCCAAGATCGACGCCGAGCGACTTCCCCGCCGCCGCCGCCGTCGCGAGCCACGGGGCGAAGTATCCAGCCGGGATGCCACCCTTGGCCGCTTCATGCAGTTGGTTCACGCCATAGTCTATGTTGCCGATGGCGTTGTCCGCCTCAGACCCGAGGGATGCCATCTTGCCAAGCGTGGCAACGGCGGCCTCGCCGGTTTTCGTGCCTTGCGCGCCAGCGGATGCCCTGGCTGCAACGGCTGGATTATCAGCCGGAACAGGCGTTGTTACGGTTCCTCCTGGATTGATAACATGAAGACTTCCGCCAGGATCGATAATAGGGCGTCCAGTTGGAGGTATAATAGGCTTCCCCCCCCGTGCTTCATAAACGCCAGTGCTTGGATTGATTCTGTAATCAAGAAGCGGCGTCGCCGCGCTTTTCTGTTCTCCGGTGTTTTGTTCAGTTTGAATGCCACCCGCGCCAATCGTATAGCGTGGCATCGGCGTCGCCGCACTCGTTTGAGCCCCTGTGTTCTGATTGGTCTGAACCCCGGTGCGGGGATCAACCCTGAAGGTATCCAACCCAAGCAACGTCTTGGCCAGTTCCATCTGCGCCTGCGCGCCCTTCATCAGCGCGGGATTGTATTGGTTGCGCGGATTGGACATGACGTCGATGGACCGCTGCATCATGTCGAGTGCCTGTTGGCGCGTGTATTGCTGCGGTGCCGCGCCTCCTGGCGCTCCCGCGGTCTGCCCGCTCGATGGCGGCGGTATCTGAACCTGCGCGTTCGGATTGACCCCTGGCGCACCCGGAGCCGCCGGCCCGGCCACATCCGTTCCACCTGTCCGTCCCGCCACACCCTGACCGCCCGAAACCACGGGCACGCCGCCCGCGTAGCGCATGACATGCTGCACGTAGTTCGGGTCACCGCCGCCGTTGTAGTTCTTCAGCGCGGCCTCGACGTTCGCTGGATTGGAGAAGTCGGTGCGCGGACCGCCACGCGCCTTCAGATAATCGGCGGCGAAGTTGATGTTCGCACGAGGATCGCGGAGCGTCGCGGGATCGACGCCGGCCATGCCAAAGCCAGGACTTTGCGCTGTAGCGGGCAATATTTGATGTAGCCCGATCTCACCCGCGCCGCCGGTCGCGTTCGGGTTGAAATTACTCTCCTGCTTACCTTGCGCGATCAGCACGTTGACGGGAATGCCCGTTCGCGCCGATGCCTCCTGATAATATGGCAGATATTCCGCCGGCAGACTTCCGCCCGCTCCACCAGTCGGAACATCGGCGGACGCTTGCGGCGCGGATGCCGGCGATGGTGCCGCGACGCCCCCAGGCGCCCCACCGCGAAGATACTGCATCTGGTTTGTCGTGTCGGCATTCCGCTGATTGACGATATCCTGGATGCTGCTCATGCCCTGGTTCTGCATGTAGCCGCCAAGCAATGCCTGCGCGACGCGACCGATCCCGGCCCACTTCGACCCGACCGGCGCGGTGTTGGTGCCCTCCTGCATCAACGCCTGTGCCATCTGAAGACGCGGCAACGCGGCGGCGAGCGCCGGATCCTGGTTCATCTGCGAACCCATGAGCGCCTGGACGAGAAGATCGGAACTCGCCATCAGCGCGCCTCCCGCAATTCACGAGCGAGGTTCGCGATCGGTCCTTCGATCTCGTGCGCCACGATCCGCAATCCCGCCATGTAGTCCGCGAACAGTTCCGGATGCCTCTCGCGCAGATACGCCGCGCGACCCTCGCCCCACCAGGCCGTACAGCGGGCACACTCAGGGGCGTTGGTCATGTGGTCGTAGATCGCGTTTCGAGGCGCCCCCACGTCCCGCAGGTAGGCTTGCACGTCCACGTGCGACCAGTCATCGACCGGATGCCAAATCTCAATGCCCTCGACCACGTCACCGGAGTTCGTCGGCGGGTGCGGCACGTCGCACTTCTTGGTGCCGCGAATTAGCAGTGTGTTGCCGTCCTCCTTGATCCGATTGAAGATCGGCCACATTAAATTTGTGAAGCAACAATGATATCGTGTCACTAGTTTTGCGCCGGTCTCTTTCGATAGCACTGCCAGACCGTGTTGCGAATAAGGAAGCAAATCGGTCGGCGTGCCATATTCCGCGATCCATCCGCGAACGTCGCTCTGGACACGAACGAAGTTCGGGCACATGGCCTCAACCTCATCCACAACGGCACGGGTCTCCGGCATGTTGTCGCCGGTTTCCATATAATACGCGGTCATTCTGTGCAGATGGGCGCGCAACAAATACAGGCACGCCAGAGAATCTTTACCACCTGAAAACGAAATCGCAACATTCTCATGCCGGTCCAATGGCGACAGGTCGATCATGCGCGCCGCATCTTCCACGCGCACACGCGAAGATCGTTGAATATGCGGTCATATTCCGCGTCGTCGCCGTAAGCCTCGCGGAACGGCGCATCGTCGGCGTTCAGATACCACCAGCAATCCGGCATCCATCCCGCTTCCCGCGCGTGGAACTCCATCGCATCGCGCGAGATCGCCCGCGCCGACAGTTTCGCCTCGAACAGATCATTGTCGCCGTGTGTCCGCTCGTAGTCATAGACAAACAGAAATCCCCCCGGCTTCGTGATGCGGGCCGCCTCGGCGAGCGCCACAGGGAAGTCGGCATGACACAATGAATAGAGAAACATGCAGCCGTTCACCCGCGCATCGAACAACGGGATATCGTGCATGTCGCAAAGCACGGGCCAAAAGCCGCGCGACTTCAACGGTCCAAGGGAGAGTTGCAGCCGGTTCTTGTTCACCAGCGCGAAGAACAGATCAGGCCGCTCGCGGCGCATCAGCCGCGCGACCTCACCGATCCCGCAACCGACATCCGCGATCACGGCGCCCTGCGAAGGCGCCATCAGACGCAAGAGTTCCGAAACATGCCCCGCTTCCGTATCGGCCAACCGCGCGCCCTGGAACACCCGCACGCCGGTTGCCATGAGCGCCTGCGTCGCCACGTCCAGGATGGCGTTGGACAGTTCCGGCGCCATCAGTAGGCCGCCGCCGCGGTGACGGCGATTGTGCCAATCGTGCCGGCGACGCCGCCCGTTGTCGCGTTGTTCTGAGCGATCTGCGCCTGGTAAGCCTGCATCGCCGCGTTGTTCTGCAACGCCGTGGCGCCCGTCACATCCACCGGTGCGACCGCTGCCTGCGACGTGGTCCCGATCGGTTGCGTCGGTGTCGATGGTGTCGCGCCGAACAGTTGCGACAAGAGCGAGATCGGCTGCTGTTGGGCAAGCTGCTGTTGCTGGATATTCTGGTTCTGCCCCGCCTGCGCGAGACCGAACAGATTGGCCGCCGCGCTCGATCCGCCCGCGATGGCGCTATTCTGCGCCGCGTCGTAAGCCTGCGTCCGAGAGTTATCCAGTTGCGTCATGGCGTTATTGTAGGCTAATGACCCGACCGGGATGGCCTGTCTGGACAACTGGTCAGTCAGTTGTTGCTCCTGGTTCTTCCATTGCGGATCAAGAAAGGATTTCGATTTGTTGTAAATCGCGTTCGTCGCCTGGTCGTTAAGCTGCTGCGGCCCCTGGTTCAGATACGAGGAAAACGGCGTGTTGAAGTTCAGCGGCTTGCTGGTCACATCGCCAACCTGACCCGCGAGGCCCTGCGCCGATGGGATCAGCGTGTTGGCGACGTTCTGTTGCCCGGTCAGGATCGATTGCCCGAGCGGGCCAAGTTTTACATCTTGCGTATAGGTCGGGACCGTCTGGCCTTCCGGGTTCGTGTATGATCCGGTCGGATTGTAAGTGGTCGAACCATAGGGCGTGTTTTGATTGACAAGCCCCATCGCCGTCTGTGAAGCGGCGGTTGACGTGTTCGCGGTGCCTTGTGCCTGGGCCGTGGCCCGCGCGTCAGGTGCCGGCGGCGGCTGGGGAGTCGATTTTCCCGTGGCACGTATCCTCTGCGATCCAACGGGCCGCGTCCTTGCGGAGTAGCCCGTAGGAAACCGCGTCGTCATCCACGAAAGCATCGGGATGGACGCCCTCCTGTCGAAATCCAAGGCGGCAGAGGAATGCCCGGGTGGGCAGATTCTTGCTGGTCGTGATAGCCGTCAACCGCTTGCATCCAACCTGGATGAACGGATACCGTAGTATGCCCCTTACGGTCTGAGGGGTAGCCCAATATTTGTCGCAAGTCACGAAACTGATCTCGATGTCCGGCCAGCGGTAGTGGTGGAACACCGCCACCGCCGCGAGATCACCCCGCCGCAACACACCGATCGCCACGCTCGGCCCAAAGTCGGATATGCCGAGGCGGTCCCCGGCCCATCGCGTCAACGCCGTGTCGTGGCCGAAAAGAAGCATCACTTAACCCATGCTATCATGGCATTAAGGCTAAGAATGATAAGAGCCATCAAGCCGATAGAAGTCCAGTCATCCGGCGATAACGGCCCTTCGGCAGCGACCGAACAAATCGCTAACCCAGCTATCGTATCGTATAAGAAAATGAGGACCCTGAGCATCAGAGCGCGTTGCCCCCCTCAAGCCGAAGATCCGTTCTGAGCCACTGGACGGCCTCCCGCGCCGCGATGGCGATGCCCCACCCGAGCGCCGTTCCCGACCCGCCGCCAACCCGCCAGCGCGGATCGATGTTGACCTCCGTTGACCACGGTGACGTATCCCACGGTGACGTGTCCCACGGCGATCCCGTCGCACTCGACACCACCGGGATCGGAATGTTCGGATCGACATAATCGAAGCCGACCCGGAAGTTGTAAGAGACGCTTGAAATGGCCTGCAACACCGGGCGCACCGCCGCGAGCCGCTTACGCTGGGCTGTGCCGAGTTTGTTCCACGCCTGTTGAGCCATCGCCTGGACCGGCGCTCCCGCATCCTGATTGCCGGTGTCCGCCTGGTAGACCGTCCCGTTCGGACCGCCGAAATAAAGCCGGTCGTTGAACAACCCCCAGCACGAAGCGTTCATTCCCTTGTAGCGGCACCACGGCTGCGTTTGCAGTCCCGTGTTGCACACGTGCTGGTCAAATGTCCCATCAGAGTTGGGAATATTGAAGATCAGCGCACGGCCGCGGGGATAGAAGATCGCCTGCCATCCGAACGCGGTCTGGTTCGCGGCCACGGCGATCTGCACCGCCTTGGATACTTTCGACCGCGGCGGCATCTGTCCGTTGCGCAGCGCACTGAACATGGCATTGAACGACAAATGATCGTCGAACGTGGTCACGAAGCTGTCACCACCATAGTCCGCGACCGCTCGCGCGGAAACGGGAGGCGACAACCGATAAGTTCCGACCAATGACCATGCCGTGATCAGCGCCGGATCGTTACCCTGGAACAGCAGACAGTCGCCGGATGACATGACGAACGAGGCGTAGTTGATGACGCCTGTCCCGCCATCGTAGGACAAGCTGCGCATCGCCACCAGGAAGCCGCCACGGGGGCAGAATGGCCCGAGATCATAGAACGACAGAGCCCCCGAGATCGAGTTCAGCGGCGCGAACCAAAAGCCGGACGATCGCTGTGTCCAGAAAAAAAGCCGCTGCTGGTGCAGCCAAACGCCATACAGCGTCGATGTATCGACGCCAGTGAACGAAGCATCCACGAACGTCGTGCCGTCGTAAATCTTGGCCGGATCGGCACCGTTGACGAAGAACGTCCGGTTGAGGAACCCCGCCGTCTGCCAGCGTGCGTTGCTGAAGCCGGTGCCAAGCAGGTTGGGCGTGCTGTCGCCAATCTCGAATACGCTCCCGCCGCACGCCGCCACGAGGTCGGAAACCTCCGTCGCCGGATGCGCGCCGGAATTGAACTCCGCCAGTGTCTCGACCGGCCCGGCGCCCATGCCGCTGGCGAACTGGATGAAGCCGCCACGCACGTTCATCCCACCGCCGGCATCGGGGAACCAGTTGTCCAGTGTGACAGCGTCCAGCGGGTCCATGCCGTCCAGGCTGTCGCGTGTGTTCCACCCGCCGCCGGGCGATGGGATGGAGACGGGCGCTGTGATCGGCGCCGTCGCGTTCTGTAGCCGTTGCTGGCGGGACAGGATGGCGGTCATGAATCACCGCCGCAGCGATACGAAATCTGCGTGCCGCTGATATCGCCGGTCGCGGTCAGTCGCCACACGCCGCCCGTGACCTGAACCGTCGAGAACGGCGAGGCGATGGAAAGGCCGAACTGGCATGTCATCAGCGGAATAATGACCGGCAAAGTGACGGTGCAAGTAAAACCAGCCGCCGTCCCGACATTGATCCCGCCATTGATCGTGCCGTTGATTACCGCGCCCGCGCCGCACGCGCTGACCTGTGCCAGTGGTGGATTGTCCCATTGATTAAGCTGGTAGCGAACCGAACCGCCCCCGGACAAAGCCACCGCCGGCGTTTGTATTCCAACACCGGTGTTGTTCGCGATCACGCCGAGTTGTGACGGATACGGCCCGGCCACGACCTCGTTAAATCCTCGGAACGTGCTGTCAGCCAGCATGAAGTCCTGGATGTTGTTGGTCTTGATTCCATGCGCGTGAACGCTTGGCGTGAGCGCATAGCCGATATCGACGCCGCGGATATGCACGAGCGCATTGCCGGCGGAGACATTCACGAAATAGTGATCGACGCCGGTTTCACCCAGGCCAATCCCGCCCAGCACGCCGCCGGTCATGTAAAGCGATGACCCGGAACTCTGGAACCAATCACCGGATGCCGCGCCACTGAAATGATCCAGCACGAGGCCAGACGTGGCGCCCATCTGGAAACAGTTGCTCACATCGGCCGCGCTGCCCAGGTTCTGGATACCGCACTGCGGCGTGAAGCCGCGTAGCACGTTATTGAGGCTCCAGTTCGCCCCCGACGCCGTGGCGTCGATGATCGTGCCGACGCTGTCCCAGTTGACGTCGATGATCGACCCTTCGATCGTGGCACCGGCCTCGACCTTGAAGCCATATCGCCACGCGAACGCCTCACTCGACCCCACGTTGATCGTTACCCCAGGACCGGTCTGCGCCGTGGCGCGGTAGATCGCGTTGACGTGCGCGGCGGCACTGATCGCCGTGAAGCAAGCGGGCGTGGAATTGCAAATGTCGAACCACGGCGTCGGAGAGAAGCGGGCGTTGATGAAGTTGAAACTGTCGCCGGTCTTGGACAGGCTGAAAGCGGTCTTCACGGCATAGACGTTGAAGTCGGAGAACTGCATGTTCTCCCATGAGACGTTGGGCGTCTCGACAAGGAACTCGTAGGCGTTGATGACGGTGAAGTTGTCCATCTTCGCGTGGTGGCATTGCACGGTGCCATTATCGCCGATGGTGGAAGGATAGACCGTCGTGCCGTTCGTCTGGTTCGGATAGTAGAAATTGACGCCAGTGATCCGCCAGTTCGACCCGCAGGTAAACGGTTGCAGCGACGTACTCTTGAGCAGCAGCGTCGTGCCCATGCTGATCGCTTTGTTGAACGATCCGGCCGGAAACCCGACACCCTCTATCGTGCAGTTGGCCAACGGCATCGTCGTCACCTGGCCATCCATGTTGATCTGGCCAAGCGGCAAATACAGGTGCGCGCCCTGTTGCGAGCACGCCGTCACCGCCGCCGTCATGGCCGCGCCATCTGGCGTCACCCCATCCGCCTTTACGCCGAAATTGATGGCATAAAGCCCGAACTTGCTGTTCACGTCCTGCTTGGACGCCCATTCCGCGTTGACCTCGGCGGCGGACGGACGATAGCCGGTCGGCCAGTTCGGCGACGATTGCCCCCAGGCCGCGAACGGGATCAGGCAGAACGCGAGGAGAAGCAGCTTCTTCATGGTTGTCCTGTCTGCGGGCCGTACCCCGTCTCGGGAAGCTGAAACGGACCGATCAGGTGCAACCCATCCATCGGCGTCATGTTCAGGATCGGCGCCCCGCCATCGGTCGCCAGAGCCTTGCTGACCTGACGCTCGTATTCGTCCAGTTCCTCATTGTAGGACAGGCCCAGACGCCGCAGCAGGCGGTATTTGAGCGATAGCCGGATCAGATATTCAAAGGTCGGATCGACCGATACATCGGTGTCCGCGCGCCATGAGTTCTGCGGTATGCCGTCCATCGACTGGCACCAGCCCGCCGACACATACTCAAACACGAACTGCGCGCCATCATCGAACGGCGTCGGATCGATGGACAGGAACGTGCGAAACGCCGGCACATCGCCAACGCCCTCCGTGCCGATCGACCCGCCGACCTGCGTGCCGCCCTGAGAGTAGACGCTGCGGAACCGGAAGCGCCGCTGGATCGAGGCGCGGCCAATCACGGAAGACTTGTAGATCTGCCATTGCTGCGGCGACAGCGGCCCGCGCATGGCCCAATAGCGGGATCGGTCCCAGAACGTATTGTCCACCGGACGATCGAAGTCCGCCGGCAGCGGATAGTTGGCCTGACCGAACTGGAATGTCCCGGCGCCGGTGACTGACGATTTCAGGCTCAGCGTGATCTTGTTCGGCGTCGGTGTGGACATCGTGATCGGCGGCTCGACGAGGCGAATGATCGCGTTGTTTGGGATACCGGTGCCCGCCGCGATCCACAGATCCGGAGAGACCAGTTCAATCCCGGACAGGCCGCTGATGACCGCTGAGTTGCCCACGTTCGCCACCGTGCCGTGTTGCGGCAGCACGGCGACGGACTGGAAATTGAACTCGCGG